TGATTCGGGGTTGGTTGCGACCGTCATTGCAGGCCTGGGGGCGGTGTGGGGCTGGATACTCCTTCACTTCGGCCTAAAGGATCGCGTGACGATCCTCGAAACCCAATTCAAGTCGGTGCAGGCCGACCTGTCCAAGATGGATGAGAAGCTGGATATTTTGCTGGAGCGGAAGCGGTGAGGGGTCATACTCCATCCTCCGCGTTCTCTTGTGCTGGTTGTGGGGGTAGTGGGAGGGGCATCCAGTGTGTTACTGTCCATGTAATGCGCCTATGAGCGTCTGATCCCATGAGAGTGAACCATCCATTATGTGATAGGTGATACGCACAACCACCGGCGATTAGCACTGTTACCCCATTGTCCGGCAACCTCTCACTCACAGGCACCCACTCCTGCGCTGCTCGCAGCTCCTGAATCTGTGTGCCAGCCTCGGACAGCAAGTCCTCAATGGTGTCGCCGTGTCCGGTTGCAAAGCCAAAAGACAGAATCCACGCCGCCACCTTTTCGCGCTCTACTTCCCTCAGAGCGGCCAGGTCGGCTTTCAGGGCGGCGATTTCGGCTTCTCGTTTCTTGTCGCAATCAGGACAAAGCGGAGCCGGTACGGTCCAGTTTGGCGCTTCCGGGTCGCCCCACTTTTCTTCGATGGCATCACGAAGACAGTCGCTGCCATCGTAGATGTATTTGCACTTGCACTCCCGGCAAATGATGTAGTCTCTAAATGCCATAACCTCACCCCTCCTCTTTCAAATAACCGGCTGCGCGTAGGTAGTGAACCATCAATTCCTCGGCTTGCGGTGTTGCTATTGGAAACCCTCTTTTGTGGAACTTGTACCAGCGCGCCGACGCCTCACACGCCGCCTCCAGCGTGGCGATGCGCTGCTGTAGGGACTCAATATTGATGTGTGAATCAAAAGCATCTGGCTTATCCGCATGTTTATCAAACCCATACCTCTCTGCTTGCTTTTCCATGATCGCTAGTTTTGCATCTTCCTCGCTCCCAGCCGTTCCACATAACCGAGAGTCATTATCTACTTCGTCGTGCCAAAAATCCCAATCATGCCCTCTTATTGGTATCGGTTTTGGGTTGTATTTGATATGCCAGCCGTTTGGAATAGTCATTTCACTGTCCCCATCAACCTAGCCTTTACTTCTTCAGGGGAAGCTGAAACACGAATATAGCGACCTTCGGGCAACATAATCTCCGTGCCGTAATTGCCGTTAAAATCTATCGCATGAAATCTCACGATGTTTTCTACAGGCAGATAAACGCGCGGCATATTCGGGCCGTACCCATCAAACTCAACTATTTTCATTTTCGCATAGCCTCGTGCAGTGCTTTTTCCAATTCTGTTTTCTCTAGCCGGTACTCAACTATTCTGCGAATTCCGAGTGCTTTTAGAGTTTCTTCTGATGGCTCCGTTTTTTCGCCAGACATAAGGCGGCTTAAGTAGCCAACATCCACACCACTAACCCGAGACACTCCGCGCAATGAGCCGTGTTTCAGGATTAGCCATTGAATGCACTTTGTTAACGTCATCACCATTATCCTTCAACGGGATAGCCTGCGGCGATAGAGCCGATATATTCAAACGCTTGTTGCCATCCGTATTCCGCAGCTTCGTATCGACACACAATATCTCTGTCCTCAACACCACAACGCAAACCAGTATAGTATTCTCCACACGGGTCAGTAGTCATTTCACTTATCGCCGCCTCCAGCGTGGCGATGCGCGCATCCCGCTCCGCGATCTGCTGCTGTAGGGCGGTGACGAAGGCCGGGATTGGTCTAGCCGGTGCCTCGCATTCTGCGCACATATAACCACCGGAAAGAAACTCTTCGCGCATCTTGGTTATAGGCCCGCAATCCGGGCAGTACCATTGTTCACTCATCCTTGCTTCCTCTTGTTAATGGGTGGCAGGGCAGGGCGCTATTCCTGCTAGGGTAGAGTCCACCAGTCGTTGCTGGAAACCCATCGTGTGGGCGCGCTTTCCCACTCCCGATTACTGTGACGATTGCGTGTCTGCTTTCCACGCCGCCTGCCATAATTCATCGCTCACCTTTACCGCCCGCGTCCTGCGGCGTGATACTCATAAAAATCATGCACCCGCTCTAACACGCGCTCGGCCAGCACGCAACATTCCTCCGGCGACATACGCGCCAGCACATCCTCATTCCAGCGGTAGGCCGCCGTGATCGTCAACTGCTCGCCCACGTTCACATCGTCCTCCGGGGGCTGGTAGTCGAATTCGACGCGTACGTCGATTTCATTGCCATCGACCTCGGCCCATGTGTCGAAAAATTTGGGTAGTTTACGCAGCATGGCTGAATCCTCTTGATACAATCCGTTCGTATTTCCCTTCGTTCTGGATGTAGAGATAAGCGGGGAGTTGGGCCTGTATTTGCGCGACCTCTACGGCTTCCTCGATGTTCGATACCATTGCAGTCCCCACATGCTGTTGCCACCATTGCCGCGCACGCGCCTGGGCGATACCCTCGTGGAACAGGCACACCCATTCCGTGGCGATGCGCAGCGGGCCTGAGTAGTAATCCACACGCAGGGAATCCGGCTTACCCGCTTTGCTATGGATGGAAAACGCCATTTCGGTGGGCTCGATTTTCACAGGCGCCTTGGACGCCAGAACATCGAGGGTGGATGCTTTGCCTGTGATATTCGGAGCGGTATCGAAATTGAAGGCTTCCCCGCAGTACATACACTCCCGCGCACTGGCGTGAATCAACATCAGGCACTTGCCGCATTCCTTGATCGGCGCCATGCGTTCCTCGCCCTTGATCTTGCGACGGGGTGGCGTGACGTTGTTTACCGGACCGTGGGTGGCGATCAGGTTGGCGAAGTCCAGCACCAGGCAATCGCTCTTACCCGGATGCACGCGCATTCCGCGCCCCATCATTTGCACATACAAGCTGGCGCTCATGGTGGGGCGCAGGCAGGCCAGCAGGTCGGTGTGTGGCGCGTCGAAGCCGGTGGTTAAGACATTCACATTGACCAGGGCTTTGATGCTGCCCATGCGGTAGGCCGAAATAATGGCCGCGCGTTCGGCTTCGGGCGTCTCGCCAGTCACAACCTTGGTGTTGATCCACAAATCGTTTAAGTAGGCTGCGATGTGGTGCGCGTGCTCAATGGAGGAAGCGAATATCAGCCACGCATCGCGATCACGGCCGTGGGCTACAATTTCATCACAAGCCCTTTGCGTGACCGAATCCACATCAACAGCGGCAGCCAAATCCTTCGCCACATACTCCCCGCCCCGGATCGGCACAGCGGAAATATCCAGTGCGGTGCGCACCGGGGCGGTGGTGAGCGGGGATAGATAGCCTTGCGCCAGTAGATCGTCAATCGACATGCCCGCCGCTTTGGCCGGGATCAGGTCGGTAAAAATGCGATCCTCGCCCTCGATCAACAGGCCGTTATTCATGCGGTAGGGCGTGGCAGAAAAGCCGATCACCTTGATTTTCGGGTTGTACTTGCGGCAGTCGTCTATGAACTTCCGGTACATCCCGGCGCCATCGGTGGGCACCAGGTGGCATTCATCGATCATGATCAGATCGAATCGCCCCAACTCGTGGGCGATTTTGTATACGGATTGAATGCTGGCAAAGATCACGCTTTCCCTGGTATCCCGGCGCTTCAATGAGGCCGCGTTAATCCCAATGCTTCCGCGCGGCCACGCCAGGCGCATTTTCTGGTAGTTCTGCTCGACCAGTTCCTTCACGTGGCAGAGTGCGAGAATCCGTTGATCTGGCCATTGCTCGAGCACGCCTTTGACAAACTCGGCTTGGATCACGCTTTTTCCGGCAGCGGTCGGCGCTTCAAGCACCGGGTTGCCGGTGCTGTGGGCGAAGTAGGTGTAGATCAGTTCTACGGCCTTCTGCTGATACGGGCGCAATTTCATCCCTGCATCCCCACATACTCCGGGCATGCTGCTTCTTGCTTGGCGCGATCCAGCGCCCCGTATTTATTACACCCCCACAACCCCGCACGGTCAGGGAACGAATGGATGCAGGTGCGACAATTCACCGCCATCGGCGTAATGTCGTGACAAATTGAATGGTAATCGCAGAACTTGCAGCGGTAATCGGTGGGCTGCTCGGAGATTCGCTCGGGTGGCTGGTCACTGACAATGATGTCCTTGGCGCGCTGGAGCAGATTCGCCGCGTGCTCGGGGTTGGCGTTGGTGCGGACAGAGACCGTGCTTCTCTCACCCGGCGAGCTGCACGTTAGATAGTGCCGGGTCAGCTGGAATGCGTGCATGTACACCTGGGCCTGCGCGTAGTACACAGGGTCCCAATGCGCCAGAGCCTCTTTTTCCCCAACGTCCTGCTTCAATTTGGCCAGCTTCTTCTGCTTGGCCTCGTTCACTACCTTGTGCTCCCAT